GAAGCTGATAAGTAACTTTAGGAATTGCTGACACCAATGAGCAAGATATATGAAGACAGAATTTCAAAAGACTACAAATCACTTGCCAAAGTTATGTGCCTTCTTCAAGATAATATTGATGCTAAACAAGCAATTATTGATAGTTATACCGCAGGAGCTATATCAGCTTTAGAACAAATATCCTTGTCTATGTCAGCTTTTGAACTGACCCAAGATGCTATTACTCAGACTTGGGGTAAGATTGGAAGTGCAATTGATGACATGGTTGACAATGGTAAATCATCATTTAGTGACTTAGCAGACAGCATACTTAAAGACTTAGCAAAAATGATTATTAAAGCATACATCTTCAAAGCACTTACAGGTCTTGGCGGATCGCTAGGCTTTGACATGTCGTTCTTAGAAGGCAAAGCAACAGGTGGACCAGTTGACGGTAAAACACCATACATGGTTGGAGAAAGGGGACCTGAGTTATTCGTACCTCAAGGAGCTGGTAACATTATACCTAATCATAGATTACAAAGTGGTGGTGGAAGTAGCACACAAGCAATGCAAGCCGCTCCAACAACAAACAATTACATAACAAACAATATTAGTGCATTAGACTCTAGGTCTGTTGCTCAAGTATTCGCAGAAAATCGTCAGTCGTTACTTGGCACAGTTGAGTACGCACGAAAAGAAACATCTTACGGAGTCTAAGTAATGGCAGCCATACAAACAATCATAGATAACTGTAATGGAATGACAATCAACAGAAGAAAAGTTGTCGGTCAACAAATTACACGAAATCAGATACCTCGTGTATCTACAACACCTACAAAGAATCCATGGACAATGGAACTAGATATGCCTACATCATTTCAATATAATGATGCTAGAGCATTGATGGAATCAACAGACACACTAGATCGTACTGGATACGAAGATGTTACATTCTCAAACAATACTGCTTTAAATTGGATCTACAGATATCAAGGTTCATTAGCAGTATCACAATTAAATGGACTTACAATTAATAGTTTTGTAGGTAATCAACTAGTACTAAGTGGCTTGCCAGCAGTTAACGCAAACAGAGTTATATTTGAACCTAATGATTTGATACAAGTCGCAGGTTATCCTTATCCTTTCACTTCTACTACAAGAATTACAAGAGGAACTGGAGCAACTGTAACTGTTACAACACATAGACCAAATATTATTACTGCTGTTGTTGACACTCTAAATATAGTCGTAGGAAACGCTTGTACATTTAGATTGTTTTGCCCTAACATGCCTGTATATAAACTTACAGTCGGCGGAGCACAATATTCTACAGGTGGAACTCTAGTAGGAAACGCATTGATCGAATGGTCTGCACCTTTTCAATTATATGAATACGTAGGAACAAGTTAATGGATACAATACCAGCAGTCGAAAATAGCCCACCACAGATTAATAGTGCTGAGTTTGTTCGCATAACAATTTACAATGATTACGAAGTACCAGCAGATACTACAGTTTTAACTGCTTCATCAGCATACAAAGATGAGACTATAGATGCTCAAGTTTTTTCTGCTGTCGGCGGACTTATGTCTATTGGTGGTCAACAAAAATCTATTAGAGTTACAAGTGCTGACACTACAGTCGCACTAAGTGGTATTCAAGGTACATTAATCAACACTGTCTTATCAACAAAAATACGAGGTAGTGAATTAGAAATATGGCGTGGCTTCTACAATACATCAGGTGAACTTACTAGTACAGCAAAAAGATTTACTGGTATCATTACAAGTTATAACATTACAGAAGACAGAGCAGGACTAGACGATTCTTTTGTTGTTTCAGTCAACGCAAGTAGTTATAAAACAGTATTAGCAAACAGAATCGCAGGAAGAAAAACAAACAAACAAAGTTGGCAGTTCTTTAATACAGATGACAGTTCAATGAACAATGTCTACTCAATTGCTCAACAAACATTTGACTTTGGTAAAGAAGTTACTGCTACAAGCGGTCGTGGTCGTGGTGGTGGTGGTGGAAACCGAGATGACGATGGCGGCAGAAACCAGCAACAAAGATGATAATACGAGAAGCAAACAAATTTGATCTACCTTATTTTATTGAATTAATAGAAAAACTTGCGGCTTCTGAACATATTATGCGTTATAACTATGAGAAATTAGATCATAGTCACTTAAACAGCATTTTTTCTACAATGTTAGCTGGAAAAGGCGCAATGTTAGTTGTTGAGAATGAAGAAACAAAGAAATTACACGGAATGGCGGCAGGAATTATTAGTCCTCATTTATATGCCCCTCATATTTTAATTATGACGCAAATAGTATTATGGGTAGACGAAGGATTTAGAAAAACAGCTGGATCTAAGTTAATGAAAGCATACGAAGACAAAACAAACGAATACATGGAAGAGGGACGCATCAGATATGGTGTAATTACTGCTTCTGAACCATTATTTGACATGGATTTCAGCAAATACGGCTATACAATGGACGAAAAATGCTGGACAAGAGGAGAATAGAATGCCACAAGTAGTAGCCGCAGTAGTCGGAGTATTTAACGCAGTCGCAGGTTGGTATGCTGGTCTTAGCACACTCGCCGCATTTGCTGTTCAAACAGCAGTTGTGTTTGGTGTAAGTAAAATCATGGCAAATCGTGCTGTAGGTGGTCTAAGTCAAGGCGAAGGTGGGGCAAGAGTTCAATTACCTCCAGCAACAAACAACACATTACCTATGGTTTACGGAAGAGCATATGTTGCTCCAGTTATTACAGACGCAAAAATCTCTATTGATCAAAAAACAATGTGGTATGTCTGTGCATTATCAGAGTATGCTGATTCTACTGCTGGAAGTGCATTTACTTTCGGTGATATTTACTGGAACGGAAATTTAGTTAACTTATCTGGCGCAAACGTCAATAGTTTTACTAATAATGCTGGTCAAACTGACAGTAAGATGGCTGGAAAGATCCAAATTTACAAATTCCCAAGAGGAAGTGCTTCTGGTATAAACACTGGCGGTCAAACTGCTATTCAAATACTATCTGATACAACAATTCAAGCAAATCTTCGTTGGAATAGTGCTTTATACACAGATGGTGGACAAAGTGCTGATATGACAGACACTTGTTTTCTTATTGTTAAAGTTGAGTACAATGTTGACGCAGATACTACAGGATTAGGATCGTTAACTGTTGAATTGACTAACTCAATTACTAAGCCTGGCGATGCTATTTTAGATTACCTGCTTAACACTCGTTATGGTGCGGCAGTACCCCTGTCACGCATCGATACAGCGTCTCTAACAGATTTAAATACTTATTCTGATCAGTTGATCACATATACAGATGTAAACGGTGCGTCAGCGACTCAGCCTCGTTACAGAGTCAATGGTCCTTTAAATGTTAACAACACTTGTCTACAAAACATACAACAACTAGCAGATAACTGTGATTCTTGGCTTCAATACAGTGATATTGAAGATAAATGGAAAATGGTTATGAATAAGCCATATGATGTAGCACCAAACGCAAGAACAACAGCAGATTTGTATCATGTAAAAAGTGCGTATGATGATACTGATGCTAACTTAGTTGGTGGTATTAATATCAACCCAATTGATTTAAATTCTACATATAATAGTCTACAAGTTGCTTATCCAAACGAAAACATCAACGATCAAACTGATTATCAAATATTTGACTTTACAGACGCTACAACTGCTTGGTATAATCCAGCAATATTAAGTCCTAACGAACCAGCTAATAAACTTGATGTTGATTTTCCTCAAGTTAACAATTATATTCAATCTGCTTACTTAGGTGTTCGCAGACTATTACAATCACGTGAAGATTTAGTTATCAATTTTCAAACAGACTATTCTGGTATACAAGTAGAAGCTGGAGATGTAATTCGCATAACTTCTGCTGACTATGGTTGGGACACAGCCGCAGGCTATCCAGATGGTAAACTTTTTAGAGTAGCACAAGTAGACGAAATTAAAGATGAAGAAGGCAGTTTATTTGCAAAAATACAAGCATTTGAGTATAACGAGACAATCTACGCAGATAATGCTTTATCTGACTTTGTTCCAGCACTAAACACTGGGTTAGAAGATCCTAACATTCTTAACACACCTATTGCGCCAACAATAGCAATTATACAAGAAGCATCATTAAGTGCAATCAGAGTTACAGCTACAACACCAACTGGTGGTATCGTACAATATATCGACTTTAATTATGGAACAGATCCTGACTCAGCAACACATCAATTATACAGACCAGTAACACAATCATCAGGTAATCCTTACTTAGATAGCAGTACTGTTATTATCGAAAGCAATGATTTACCAATAGGCGACTATTACTTCTCTATTACTGCTAGAAATGACAGAGTAGGTGTAAGAAGTCTATCTAGTACTATTGTTAACTGGTTAGGCACAAGTCTAACTCCAGCTACTGAAATTGGCATTCCTAACATGACTTCTACTGGTACATTGTTTGAAACTGACGCTGGTAACGCATTTAGTGGTGTGTTTGCAGGTGGTAATGTGTTTCTTGGAACAGGTGTTGGTCAACTAGCGGCAAATACTTACATTACTAGTATTGCTAATTCTACTGCATTTACAGTTAGTGCTACTCCTATAATAGCATTAAATCAAACAGACGTTCTTGTCAATATGAATGGTATTGATGGTAATGCGATCATACCAGATACACTTCCTGGTAATAGAATCATACCTGGCTCAGCAAATGGTAATGTCATTGCAAATGGTACTTTGAACGGAAACAGTATCATTTTTGACAGTCTAAGTGGTAATTCAATCATTGTAGATACACTTAGTGGTAACACTATTATTGTAGACACTCTAAATGGTAACACTATTATTACTGATACTTTGAGTGGTAATACTATCATTACTGACACTCTTAATGGTAACTCGATCATTACAGATACACTCAACGGTAATTCGATCATCACTGACACTCTTAATGGTAATACAATAATTGCTGGTACTTTGAATGGAAATACTATTACTGCTAATACGATTAACGGTAACACAATTATCGGTAACACAATTATTGGTAATGCAATTATTGCTAACACAATGGATGCAAATAGAATTACAGCATTAACTATTACAGCACAAGAGATTGCCGCTAACGCAATCACAGCAGGTAAAATTGATGCTTTAGCAGTCACAGCAGGCACAGTAGCCGCAAACGTTATTACAACAGGTGAACTTGTTATTGGTGCAGTAACACAAGCAAGAAGTACAACAGCTCCTGTAGTCTTTGAACAAGTTCCTTTCTATAACTGGCCTAGTGCTACTCCTACATGGCCAGACAATACTCGTGCCCTCTACCCAGCTGGTGGTGCATCAATTATACCTACAACAGACCCAGAAGGCAGTGCTAATGTAGAGTATACTGAAGGCAGTAGAATTACAATTGGTGTAACAACTCAGTTGTTTGCCGCATCTAATCCAGAATACAACTGTATTGAAATATGGAAGTCTGGTGCATCTACGCAGTTTGATAGAGGCTTTAACGTCTTAACACATGGTTACTATATTGATAGTGCAAGTCCACCCCCAAGTGGATACACGCAATACATTCATGCATACGGATATGGCGCGGAAGATTTATATAGTCAGGATGGTGGTGCAACTTGGGGAACATGGCCTTCTACTACAAGTGCAACAGATCAAACATTTACTGGTGGTATTGCTAGTGTAACTGGAGCAGGTGCAACTCAAATTTACTACCAAGAACAGTACGGTCCACCACAAGACAATCCATTAGCAACTCCCCCTGATATTGTAACGCAAGGAAGAAGAACTGGAACAACTACTTCGGCACGATTAATCTTAGATGAAAATCCTAATTTTAATACTGGTGGTAATTTATATTCATATACTAATGCTTGTTTTGCACCAAATACTGGTGGCAGTGGTCAGTATATTAGTCCAAATCCTTCGTATGATAGTTTCCAAACAGCAACATCAGGTTCAATTATTTTTAAACATAGATATATTCCAGGTGCTACTAACAATACTCGTAACAGAGAAACAACAGGCAGTTTACAATCATTATTTGGTATTTTTGCTAACGATTTAGATGCTGGTAGTCAGTACACAATTTGTGCATGTGGTGGAGCAGGTACAATTGTAAGATCAATAAGAGACGCTTTAACTTACAACAGTGCAAGTCCACCTTCTTGGGTATCTAAGCCAATCACACTAACAACAGGCGTTGCTGTTCTTTCAGACTTGTATGACGTTGCAGGAGATGGCTCAGCACAAGGCTCAGGCACATGGGTGGCAGTAGGACAATATGGCATGATACAAGTCAGTACAGATGACGGAGACTCTTGGGATCAAGTCAATTCGCCTGTAGCTACAGATTTAGAAGGCGTCAAATATGGTAATGGCAAGTGGGTAGTATGTGGTAAAGCAGGTACTATTTTAGTTAACTCTGGTGACCCTACAGACTCTGCTGACTGGACGCAAGTACAATCAACACTAACTGATCAGGACTTGTTTAGAGTAGATCATTCGCCTTATTGGGATACATTTAACATTGCAGGAACAGCAATCATACTAAATTCTAGTGATGGTACAATTAACTTTAGTAGTGTGTTTACAGCGGCACCAGCAGAAACATATGACTTAACACGACTAACGTTTTTTGGTAGTCATCCATTAGTAAATGATGTCAGTTTACCAGCGGCACAAGAACAAATAACTAACGGACAAGTATTCAGTACAACAGTTGTTGATACTCAATATGTACAAGGACAAGAAACAACATACTTTTTAGTTGTTGGTAATATGAATGGCGAACAGATATCAGTTGGTCAATCATTCTTATTAGTACAAGAATTAAAAAGATAAAAACATAATAAATACAACATTAACAGGAAACAACTATGAGTTTACTACTATCAGGCGCTAAAACGATTGTCTTCGCCGGGACAGAAATGCAATGCCTAGAAATATACACAGACGAAGCATACACAATCGGACTTAATTTTACAGATCAAGCGGGCTCTCCTGTTGATATAACTGGCTGGGCATTTGCTACAGCGGCGGCATATTATGATGTAGATACAGTTACATATAATGACGCATTAGGAGAGATTGAGCTAGGTAATATTACTGAATACGCAGGTACGCCTACTCCTCCCCCTTTGTTAACTACAGCAGGCATAGCACCTTTAACAGGTGGTACAGGATATCTTTATGTTCCTGATACTTTAGCAGATGGCCAAAGTGGAAGACCTACCCCAGCATTAGTTCAAGGTAAAGCAGATCCTACTACACTAGCAATTGTTACAATTGAGATTACTAGAGCAAATGCTACTAGTGGACAAAACGACATCTCAAGGGAGCCGATAGGTTTCATAGTTAGGTATCAATAATGCCAGCAATCAACGCAAATATTGTTGTTGAGCAAACTACTTTAACTCTTAGCCCAACAACAACACAGATCGGTGTAACAGTAGACCCTATTAATTTAGGTATCTTTACTACATCACCAACTCCAATTGGTGGTAACATTGGTCAACTTCAGTACAATGTAAATGGTGCTCAATTCGGTGGCGTTGCAAACACAAGTGTTGCTAGTGGCAATCTTACATTTACAAATCTTGCTAACTTAAAAATAGACGGTGGAACAAACGCATACTATCTACAAACAGATGGCGCAGGTGGTCTTACATGGGCGGCAGGTGGCACTCCAACTGGTAGTGGAGTTCCTTCAGGAGCAAATACACAAATACAGTTGAGTGACGGAAGTGGATCATTTGCTTCCGGAGCAGGGTTTACTTTTGACAACGCATCAAATGTGTTTTCAACACCTGGACGAGCAATTGTTGCAGGAAACATTGATACTACAGCAGGCATCTTTAATGGTGACGGTTATGGTTTATCAAACATAGCATCTGCTAATATTATTGGTTTGAATGTGGCACAAATTGCAAATGGTACATCTAATGTAGACATCGCAACAATAGACGGCAACATTGAGTTTGCAGTCGGTGGTGCTAACATAGTAAGAATGTCAACAACTGGGCTTCCCTATCCTGCACTAGTAAAAATAGAAGGTAATGTTACAACAGAAGGCGACATTACTATTAATCCAGGTGCGATCTTTATAGGAGATGGCGGTGGATTATCAAACATAGCGGGTCCTAATATTGTTGGATCCTTTAGCAACATAGCAAACGGAACATCTAATGTATCTATAGCCGCAGTTGATGGAGATGTAGTAGTTGGTGTTGGCGGTAGTGCCAATGTCGCTAGTTTCTTTACTGGTGGTGCGAATGTCAGTGGCGATCTAAATGTTGTAAGTG